TTAAAGCCGCTTTGTAATAAAATTCCGGGTTTGATCCCGATTTTTCCAGGAATTTCGGTTTTACAAAACTGAACAATAGAGGTTCCATGTTTTCTATATTTATTTCGCCATCTTCATCCATGTTCTGTATTACTTCGCCAGTTTTCATCTCAAACACGCCAATCTGCGATTTTATCTGATTATTTGCCACCAAATATATAGAAAAAAAAGCAATGTTTTTTGCGCCAAATCTGTGATTTTCATTTCCAATAGTAATGACTACATTTTTTCCTAGAATTTCTGTTTCAAATAGAGAACAAGCGTATCCCTTGTCTTCTTCATTAATTGTTCTGCGTTCTTCATAATGAACTGATTTGTCTATTTTAGAAACCACCATTTATATATTACAAGCAGTGAAGATTTAATAATTAAAAAACACATGACATTTTTAATTATATTTTTTATAGGTTTAACAAATCCATGTACTTGAATTTGGTGCGACTTGACAATCCCGGTTTTTCGCCGGATTTGTATCCAACAATCGTCTGAATTAAAGGCAAATACTTTTCTTTTTCAACTAATTTTCCTAAACTTGCAAATATTAATACCACGTTTTCGGTGATTTCTTCAACCTCTTTTTGCTTAATCTTGTGATCAATCTTAGCCAAAACTTGTTCTAGCAAATTTAATAACATTCCCGCAATTTGTTCAATAGAGACTGTGCTGATCTTACCTTGCTTAGCAATTTCACATAACAATGTGGTGAAATTCTTGCGAATATTGTTTTCCAAATTGAATTCGCAAAACTTGTCATAATCTTTTTCAGACACATCTATAATGTTTTCCATTGACTCTGCATGTTTTTCAAGTTTGTCTTTAATAAATGCCTCAACCTCTGCTGGATACATTTTATGGACGGTTTCATATGCCTGCGAATACAAAAGGGGCAATTTGTTATTGACAGAAGAAGCATAAATAACGTCCATAATTGTGGTGATCTTATTTGGCGGCAATTTATTGTCATTGTCTGCATCACTATCATTATCACTATCTGATGAATCCATGATCTCATTTACATGCTTTCTAAGTGTTTCTAATTTTGCTGCCAAATTCTTTTCTGACAACTTATTCATGTCGGTGCGAATCTCGCCCAACAATTGTTGAGAATTATCAAGTGCAGCAAATTTAGTCAATGCAAACCCTGACTTAATTTTCCATTCATTGTTTGATGATGCTTTGTTTGTGGAACCACCGCCATTTCTATTGTTGCCGGTCTTGCGATTTTTTACACCATTCCAGTCATCTTGATTTTTAAGTTTTTCGGAAGCCATTGCATTTGCATTGTATTGATTTACATAAGTATTTGGTTGATTTGTTCCAATATATCCAATTTCATCACACAAAACTTTGATTGCCGATAACACGCAGTCAGGTAGAGTATATCCACCGTTTTGATTGAACATGAGATCATCGTATAATTTTGCTGTGATTGTTGTCATTTTAAAATCAATATATTATTTATCTACAAATGTCTAAATTGTTTTCAACATCAATTTTTTGGTGTCAAAAAATTGATCACTTTTGTGAAAGTTTCTCATTTGGCATAAATATAAAATCTGTTAAAAATGAATTCCAATACAATTTGCGTTAAAAAAACTTTCCCCGCCAAGTATCTCAAGTATTTGAGCTATGGGATCCATATTATGAAGCAGCTTTATCCTGCTGACGAAGAATACCAGCAAAAGGTTGCCGAGTACTTAAAATTTAGTGAATCCGTCAATGTAATCATTGACGACATTGAGAGCAGTTTAACCGACGAAAATGAGACTGAAGTAAAGGAGCTTAAGAAGTCGTTGGCTAAGAAGCCTAAAAGAGTTAGAAACAAGAAGCCTGCTAATACTCCTAGTACAATTACTCTTACCGAGCAGATTGTGGAGTTAGCCAATGAGCCGACTATTAAACGCGGACCTCAGATGCCCGATGCCGACGTTGAGTACGTGATTGCTGTGTCTGACAGTGAGGGAGAGGAAGAGCCCGAGGTTGTTAAGGAAACTCCTAAGTCAAAGAATGCCAATGTTCTTAAGTCTATTGTTGTAGAAGAGGTTATAGAAGAGGTAGTTAAGCCAGCGGTCGTAGAAGAGGTTAAGGTTTCTAAAAAAAAAACGACCAAGAAGGTAAAGAATGCCGATATTGATGTTCCCGCTGAGATTTCAGAAGAAGTTGTTATAAAGGAACAGTTGGACTTAGACGTTCCTAAGGAACTTCCTAAGGAACTTCCTAAAAAGGTAAGTAAGCCCAGAGTTAAGAAGGTTGTTGAAAAGAAGCCAGTTGAAGTACAAGGCACAACATTAGTTGTGGAAGAATTAACTGAGGAAAATGAAGTTTAAATAAAAATATATTGTGTATATTGTATATTGTGTGTTTGTGTATAATTGTATATTTAATTAATTAAATATGTGTATGAGGGTTTTTTTCTTGCAATAAAAACATTGTTTACTCTTTTTTCATTTTATCCGGAACCAGCAATTGCACTGCTGAAGCGGCAATCCATAGCCACATCATATTAATCATGTCTGCTCCGGTTGAAATGCCCCATCTTAAAATCTTACAATGAGGCGCTGGAGCCATAATAACAGACATTGCAAATCCTTTGATTGTATTTGGAACACAATATTCAACATACAGATGCGGGCAAACATAATGCAAAACAACCCACACTGAATATATAAAGGCAGTACTTTTAACAATTTTTGCGACAGTTTCCATTTTATTTTATGCCAAAATCTAATAAACAATTTTCAACATCAATTTTTCACATGAAAAAATACATTCTAAAAACAATATAGACGCAAATTTGCAATATACTCATCCACAAAAAATGACCACCACAACAGAAGTGTACGATGAATCTATTATAATCAATTCATGGGAAGAATTGAAATTGTCCGATGATATTCTGAGAGGAATATATTCTTACGGATTTGCGTCTCCTAGTGTTATTCAACAAAAAGCTATTCTCCCCATAAAATGTGGACGCGATATTATTGCTCAAGCCCAGTCGGGGACTGGCAAGACAGGCGCTTTTACTATTGGATCTTTGTCTCGTGTGAACCCAGAAATAAAGACTACTCAAATTTTAGTCATGGCCCCCACTAGAGAACTTGCTGATCAAACTAGCGATGTTTACAAATGTCTTGGAACATACATTCCAAATTTTTCCGTTAAAACTTTTGTTGGCGGAACTAGTGTGAGGGATGACATTAACTTTCTTGATAATACACCACCTACGGTGGCTGTTGGATGTCCTGGCAGAATTGCTGATCTTATTAAGAAGCGCGCGCTTCCGGTGGATCAAATTAAGATTTTTGTTATTGACGAGGCGGATGAAATGTTGTCGCAGGGTTTTAAAGAACAAGTGCGCGGTATTTTTCAAATGATGCCAGAAGAAGTCCAAGTTGCAATTTTTAGTGCCACCATGAACCGTGAAGTTATTGATATAACAAGCAAATTCATGCGCGATCCAGTCAAAATTATCATGGAGGCTGAACAATTATCATTGCAAGGAATTTCACAACATTATGTTTCCTTGAGAAGTGACGATGAGAAGTTTGATGCATTAAAAGACATTTGTTCGCGAATGAGTATATCTCAATGTGTCATTTATTGCAACAGTGTAAATCGTGTTAGACAATTGCATGAGGCAATGACAAAGGATGGTTTTGGTGTTGCATGCATACATAGTGGACTTAATAAATCAGAAAGAGATCAGGCATTTCGCGACTTTAAAACTGGTAGTAGTAAGTTTTTAATATCATCGGATATAACAGCAAGAGGCATGGATGTTCAACAAGTTGGATTGGTTATAAATTTTGATTTGACTCGGGATGTTCATACTTATTTGCACAGAATTGGCCGATCGGGTAGATGGGGAAGAAAAGGCATGGCAATTAATTTTATTACTCATTATGATAAGCGCACCATGAGCGATTTGGAAAATTATTATAGGATGCAGATCACGGCTTTGCCTGCTATCTAAAGATTGCTGGTAGTGCTTTGCCTGCTATCTAAAGATTGCTGGTAGTGCTTTGCCTGCTATCTAAATAGTGAAATTGGTTTATTAAATAAATTTTTATTTGATAAATGGAGTTTACAAATGCGTTTTTGAGTCTGTGTATTTAATTTCTTTAAATTTTATGTTTTTTATGTCTTCATCGGTGTAATTATCATTGTCTGTTGGCACATGTTCATAATACATCACATCAAGAACTTGACGTCTTATTTGAGATCCATTTGACATTTCAAAACGCATCAGTGGATTTTTTTTTTCATACTCTATTCCAAGAAATCTCAGTTTTGAATTATACAAATATGTTTTGTTAGAATCATGATACTCATTGTAATAGTTAAGAAGTCGCAAATCACTGTGTGATACTCGCAAATCACCGTGTGATACTCGCAAATCACTGTGTTTTTCCATTTTATATAAAATATAAAATTGCTTTATATTATTGCGTAAAATTAGATAATATGAATTCTAACAAATTTATATTATTCAATGGATTTTTTATTCAAACAAGAAGAAAAGGTTCCAATAGAGAAAATCTCCAACCCAGTATTTGACAAGACCGTTTTTAAATTGCCAATAGAATATTTAGAAGAATCAAAAATCCATAATTTGTCCCCCGTGGTGGAATCCGATTTGGAATTGACAACTTCCATGTATCCTGTTCTTCTAAATCCTAAAAATGAATTGTCAACTGCCATGATCCAACGATTCAAAACCAATTATACCAGCGATGCCACTTTTCTCAATCAAACCCAAACCGTTATTAAAACCGCTGTCGCGCCTTTGTCCGAAGATTTAGACGCGGCGAATGTCCTACATGTATGGAGGGACATCTATGAGGTGGACGGGTTCAAAGAACGCCATGGATATATTGACATGGAGCAAATAAATTTTGTAAATAAAATGTCTACATTCATGGGGTATTGGACTATCATGAATCTGGTGTCGCCCATATTCTCTATTATATTGCCTTTTTTATTCATCTTGGCGCCGTTTATAATGTTGCGTATTCAGTCAGTGCCAATCACATTTTCCACCTACATAACTATGCTAAAAGAATTGGCCAAATCACACGCCATAGGAAAAACACTCACATCCTTTGAAAATTTCTCTATTAATAATCTCATTTATGTTTTGTTCACGCTTGGGATGTATGGTCTTCAAATGTATCAGAATTGCAAACATTGTGTCCGTTTTTACAAAAACATTACCACTATTAATGCAAATTTAATAACTGTTAAGAAATTCGTGGATCAGTCCATCATTAATGTGGAGACGTTTGCTGAAAAATCCCGGCACCATTCAAGATATCAAGTATTTTGCGAGAATGCTTTGACGAAGGTTATAATTCTGAGACAGATGCAGGATGATTTAAGAAGCGTAGAACCATTTGAAGGAAGTGCGTG